TTACCCCAGTAACAGACCGAACTCCATGTTGCGTCGAGCTACGAGACCAGGAAGCACCTTCCCGCCGCCATAGACCCAGCGTCGCAGCTCCGTTGCTGCAGCAACCCAGTCCCGCTGGTTGATGCGTCGCCGTAGCGTCGAGGTCAGCAACCGCCCAGCGCCAAGGTTAAACGTGAAGTCCACGATGGCAGCCAGCCGTCTTTCGGGTTCGGTGGCCAGAACCGGACAGTAACGCAGTGTGGCTGCGAGCGCAGTTTGCAGGTCGTGCGCCAAATATTCATCGGCTTTAGTCTCCGTGATCGGCGGGTGCTTCGAATCGCAGAGGTGGCCGTAACCAATCGTCCAGAAACCTGCAGGGCAAACGTAGGGAATGGCCGTGATCTCCGTCCCGCGCCTCACCTTGCGCTCGAACCCCTCGAATCGCTTGGCCAGATCGATAGCCGCCTTCGGCACCTCGATCACGGCCGCACCCGGTCAAACACTCGCCCGAGGAACCAAAAGTTCAGAACCCCGGCCCACAGCGCCTGATCGGCCTCCGTCCAGGCATGCAGGATGGCCGTCCCCCAGCCAGCGCCAGCGGTCACGGCTGCCGCAAACGCTGCCGTCTTGGCAGCGCAGTACAGCGCCATGAACCAGTAGGTGATCACTGGCCGAACGCTGACCGACAGGGCATCAGACCAACCGACACCCGATTTTTGGCCCTGTGCCACCACTGCATCACGTAAAGCCTCGACAGCGCCCACATTCCATGCTGCGTCAGAAGCGGCAGCGATCTCGCTCATACGCTGTGCACCGCGCAACTTCTCGAACTCCAGCGCCTTGTCCTGCATCGCCAGTTCGTGGCCCCGTTCGCTCTGGCGGTCCAGCCATTTCAGGATCTCGGGCGCCAACCGGAATGCACCGCCCATAAGTCCTCCGAGCAGCGTCTCGATCATTGGGCACCCCCCATCAATTTGAGCTTGATGGCTGCGCCGACCAGGATGATGGCCAGCAACCCGGTAGTGGCAACCTTGATCACGGTATGCCATGCCGTTCTGCGGGCATCACGCCACGCTTCCAGCAGATCGCGCAGCTCACGAATGTCACGTGCGGCGTGACCGTTTTCCAGGCCGAGGTGGGCCAGGCAGCGCTCGGCACCGCGTTCGGCGGCACGGGTGAGCAGGTCGTCCAGATCATCGGGGCGCAGAGTGATGGACTGCGGCGAACCAAGTTCTTGTGCGTTCTCCATGGTTGGATCTCCAAAATGCAAAATGCCCGCACTGGATGTCTCCAGGCGGGCGTAAATAAGGGTCTGTGCTTCAGGCGAAGTGATCGGCCTTAGCCAGCGGCTTGATGAAGTTGGGCAGGTGGTTGGGATTGATGCCAGCTGGAATCATGGCGGGATCGACGATGTCCTCCACCTGCTCGCCATCACGCAAGGCGTGAATACACGCGGCAACCGTGTCCTCCTCCAGCGCGGTGAGGGTGTGAACCTTGTTGCGGGCAATGAAGATGATGTGAGGCGCGGTGAACTCCGACACAGCACCATCTACATCGACTCGCATTCGCCCCTTGACCAGCAAGGTGGGGTGATCGAAGGTGTGCTTGTGACCCTCGTTGACATCACCTACCCTCTCGAAGGTCATCAGCTTGATCCAGAGGTTGCTGATCAAGCTCAGTTGAGATTTAGGGCTGGCCATTGCTACCTCCCGGTTGTGGCTCTGTTGTGATGGGTATGGATGGGTAGGTAATGACCGGATCAAGGCGGCCTTCAACGGCCTTGAAGCTGATCATGTCCATAGTCACGTCATCTGGAATATCGGCATTCGGGAAACTGGTTTCATCCTCGATCGAAGGACAAACCTCCAGCGGCACAAGCCTGACGTCCCCTTTTTGAAAATTGAAATAAAGGCGCTGCATCGTTCCTCCTCAAACGAACTGGATGTAGGTGGCAGTAAACGAGTTCACATAAATCGAGTCACCACTGGAGCCACTCAGGATCGAGCCATATAGGTCAAACGTGACCGTGCTGTTGGGCGGCACCGTGAACGTGCCGAAGTTGTAGGTCTGCACGCCTCGGGCCGAGTACGTGCCATAGGTGCCCACAATGGAGCCGTTTTGGCGGATCTGAAACCCGTAGGTGTCATCGGCGGCAAAGTTGATCACCGCCGTCAAATTGATCTGCATCGACTTGGTGGCGCTGTAGTTCCAGATCGTGTTCCGACAGTTGCCTACGTTGACCTGCACGGTGCTTTTGCCCTGCGCAGCCATGTAGAACATGTTCGTGTAGTAGGTGCCGCGAGACCACTGCGTGCTCGAATAACTCGACCAAATCATGTAGCTCGGTGAGCCAATGGAGCGGCTGGCTCCTGGTGCCAGCGAACTGAACGTCTGAAACAGGCTGAAACTCTGTTTGACGTATTCGTCTGTGGCGAAGGATGTGGTGAGCACCCTCCCGGATGTTCTCCACTCTGTTCCGGTGCAATACAGGTCATAGGCCTCGCCCGGCGCGAGTGTCACGGTGGAAACCCCGTCAATCAACTCGGCTCCACTGGGATCCAATGTCACCACCCCGGTGCCCGAATTGCGCACAGCGATGGTGAAACCAGCACCCAGCGTGGCAGCGGCGGTCAAGTTCAGCGTGAAAGTCCCGCTGCAGTCGATCATCCGGCCACGATCGCTGGCAACGACGGTGTAGGTCACTGTTTTGCTGACGTAACCGGAGCCGAGCGAGCCCAGCGTGGTTAAGGCAGTCGCAGGGCTGCCGTCTGTCCCGAGCAGTCCTGCCAAATACGATCGCAAATCGTTGAGCGCGGTCTTGAACTGCCCCTCGGTGACCGTCGAGCCTGTGAAATTGGAAATGGGTGGCAATGCAGGCATATACCTCTCCCGTTCACTGCGACCACATCAAGGTGTTTTCGCCTTGAGATGCAGTTGACGCAGAAACTGTCACGATCGATTCGGTACCGCTCACGTTCTTCTTGAAGTAAAGCTTGCCGTCCGTGGTGTTCAGGGCCAGTTCGCCCAACTGAAGCTGCGTCGTAGTCGGGACCTTACCCGCGACAGACGATTGTTTGACCTTGATGACTTGAGCCATAAACAGGCCTCCTTTTCTCTAAACAGAGGGGTTGAAGAAAACTCAGAACGTTCCGCCATCGATGGCAGCGCTTGTGGACAAGGCGTCCGTGATGCCGTAGCCAGCCAGCGTCGTGGGCTTGCCCGTCACGCTGCCCCAGGCGGGGGTGTTGGTGGTGGTGCCGGCTGCCGTCAGGCGACCTTTGGCATCCACCGTGAAGGTGGGGATCAGTGCCCCAGAGCCGTAACTGGAAGCGGCGACACCGGTGCTGGCCAAAGTGGCTGTGCCCGTGACGTTGGCCGAGCCATCAAAAGCAGCAGACGTCCAGCTCACATCCCCAGTCATGGCAATGGTGCGGGCCGTGAGCAGCTTGGTGGCGGTGCCCGCATTACCGGTGATGGTGGTGATGGTCACAGCGCCCGTTGCGCCGTTGACGCTCGAGACCGAATCGGTGTTGTCGATCTTGTCCCAGGCGCTGCCGTTGCTCACAATCCAGTCACCGATTTGCCAGTCTGTGATGCCACTGACGTTGGTGGCACCGGCTGTGGCCACCTTGTAATAGAAGCCCTTGTTGCTACTGGACGCCGTCGGGATGGTGGGTGTGTTGGTGCTGGCGTTCCAGGTGCCCTGGTAGTTCAGACCACCGATGGCCACATCCGGCAATTGAGCCGTGGGCACCTTGCCATCTGCACCCAGCCCTGCCACACCATTGGCCACGCCCACCGCACTGGTGGCCACCGCCCCAACAGCGGCGGCCGTGGGCAGCGCATGGACGTGGTCGGCGCGTGCGGCTGTTGTGGCCGTGCCGACCGATGCGCTGGCAGCCAGGGCACTGGGTACTGCCGTGGTCAGGGCCAGGGCATCGGTGATGCCGTAACCACTCAGTGTGGTGGGCTTGCCAGTGATGGCTGTCCAGGCAGGCGTGATCGACACATTGGCTGCAGCCGTAATGCGCCCCTTGGCATCGACCGTGAACTGACCGACCTGGGTGGCGTTGCCATAGCTGCCTGCTGTCACACCCGTGGCTGGCAGAGCGACTGCGACACCAGCACTCAGCGTACCCGTGCCGGATACGTCACCGGTGATGGCAAGGCTATCGGCTTTGCGGGCAAACGTGCCTGCACCTGCGATCGGCGTGACCACGTTACCGCTCTCGCCAATGAAGAGATTGTCTGAAACCTCGGACCAAGCTAGTTCACCCACAGCCAATGTAGGTGGCGTGGCGGTTGTTGCCGAGCGTTTGATCTGTAGGGTTTGGGGCATGAAATCCCTCCTTGAAGTTGATAACTGCGCAATATCAGAAGTAGCCGGCGTCGATCACGGCGTTGGGATCGAGCACGCCTTGATCGCCTTTGTCACCCTTGGGGCCGGTAGGACCCGGGACGCCAATGTTGGTGAGTACCGTGCGCACGCCTTGCGGCTGGACCCGCACGGTCTGGGTGTCGGTTTGCACCGTGACACCGGGTTGCCTCGGTGTGGTGATGGAAATGCGGATGGCCATGGTCTCTCTCGACTCCCATCAGCCGCGCGTGATTCGCATGGACACCAACACACTGCCTTTGAGCAGCTGGGTGCGAATGCCCGCTGGGCTGGTCATGAAAAGGTCGTAGACGCAAGCACGCACCGGCAAACTTTCGGTAACTGACGCTGGCAAAGTGATGGCCACCGTGCCGCTGGAGAGCCGACTTTCATCAAATCCAAAGTTCGTCAGCACGGTCGGACTTTCAGGTGTGGCACGGATCTGACCCTCAAAGGCATAGCCTTGCAGGTCCATCACGGCACCACCCTCGTCGAGCGTGAGTGCGGTGTAAAAGGTTTCACCTTGCGCCAGTTCGATGTCGTACTTGGGGGCGCTCATCGTTGTTCTCCTGTTCGTTGCTTGGGCTCTCAATAGCGCCACATCAGCGAGCCGGCATCGGCCTGCCACATTAATTGGCCATCGCTGACCCACATGTAGTCGGCACTGCTGCCGTAAAAGAGCGCCACCCAAGGCCCGGCTGTGAGGCCCACGCCGCGCACCCGGATCAGGGTCTGCGCGCCATAGAGCGCGGTGACCGCAAAGTTGTTGGCCGAGGTCTCCCCCACGCGGGTCCAGACCAGGTTCGCGGCATAGGGGTTGCTGCCCGCTGCCATCTCGATCTGGTAGGTCTCTGCTCCTGGGGCGGGCGTCCAGGTCAGCAAGGCCTTGCTGTTGTCGGTCGTGGATGACCTCAGGGTCAGGTCCGCGATCAGCGGCGTGGTGTATAGCGTGGTCAACTGGCTGGTCACCACCGCTGGTGCTGTGACCCCCTGGTCGGCGGTATGCACCGATGGGTCTTCGTTGATGGCTTCGATCTCGACCTGGTGCAGACCGCGCGGGCGCACGGCAATGACCTTGGCCAGCTGCCGCCATGTCTCACCCCAGCCGAAGGCGATGTGCGTGCGCTCGTAATCCTGTCCGGCGTAAGGCACGGTCACGGGATGGTTCGTCAGCACCATCTCGTTGTCTGACGCCCCACGGCTGACTGCATAGGGTCCGTCCACGCCACCGGCTTTGGTCCTAAAACCAATGTAGTGATTGGCAATGCTCCAGGTCAGCGGCTCAGACACCGTGAGCGTTCGGCTTGCCGCATTCCACCCAGTGCATTCGGCAAACTGGCCCCAGGCGGGCATATCGTGCTGAATGGCGATCAGATCACCAAACGCCGGGATGAAGCCTTCCATCTCGGTGGTGAACTTCACCAACCGGCGACGGTAGCGGTTGCTGGCCGCCTGATACAGCCCTTCGCGGTAGGCCTGCTGGCGGCTGGTCACCCCAAAGAGTTCGATCCTGGCCGGTTTGCTGGCTGCGCTGTCCGCCAGCTTGGCCGTGACGCGGCGCGATGCCCAGACCTCTGCGTCCCAGTAGCTCACCTCTACCGCATCAGCCATGTCGTCCGAGGGCAGCAGGTACTCGACACTGAAACTGCCGCGCACGATGTTTCGCATCGAGAACATGGCCACCGGTAGGCTCTGCGCACCGTCGCGCGCGAAGCGGATGATGCCGCCGAGCATGTAGGGCTTGGCGCGCCCCGCCTGTGCGATCTTGGTGATCGCCTCCCAGAAATTCAGCGCCGAATCAAATCGGGCGTTGAACTCATCCCCTCGGCTGGCCCACATGGCGTCCAGCACCTTGAGCCCGGCCAGATCCAATCGGGCGTCCGCAAGCATTGCGCCATAGGTGGTATTGCGGCAGGCGTCAGCCAGCGCCCAGGCAATGCTGCGCGTGGCCACCGGCGCTGACCAACTGCTGCCATTCCAGATTGGCAGTTTTCGGGTGCAGACGACGTTGATCTTGCGCGAAGCCTGGGCCGACAAATTGTTGGACGCCCGCATGCGCATCGCGATCAGCGTCACGTTGCCAAAGGTCCGGGTCTCGGGCAGGTAGGCCCTGAGGCCTCCCCAGAGGATTTCATGCCCAAAGCGTGTGTCGGTCTGCTTGGCATCCAAACGCCGCACGCGCACTTCGTAGCGACCACCAGCCACGCTGTATCGCTCCGAGTAGCGCTGCGGCGTGGTGGTTTTGGCCGTGTAAAAGCGCTGGCCTAAGACGGACCAGTTGCCCGCTGCTACGCCCAGGTCGTTGACTGTCCGCGCCTCAATGGCGACCGACAGTGTCAATTCGCTTAAGGTGCCGTTAGTTTGGGCCTCATACAGGCCACGAGAGAGCACGAAGTCCAGTCCCAGTGTGTTGGCCTGGGTGCCTGCGGCATTAGCAATGAAGCCGCCAATGTAGTGCTGCAGGGTAACGTTGCCACTGGTGGTGAGGCTAGCGGTCGCCGTCACCGTGAATGTATCGGCGCTTGGCACTGTGGCAATCGAATAGGCACCGCTCACCGCCGCACCAGATGTGACATCCAGGTACAGCATCCGGCCCACTGCATAACCGTGCGCGGCCAAAGTGACGGTAATCGTCGTACCGGACTGGCTGTAGGTCGCTGCAAGGCTTCCCGCCAGTTCCTGCCCAGAGACCTCCACCGAACTGACCACATTGGTTGGGAACTTGGTGATCGCACCGCCCGGCGCAATCACCTCGTAGTCGATCTCGGCAAAGTTGGCGACCGGGGTGTCCTCGATGCGGATCGCCTCGATGGCGTATTCCCCCATACCCAGACACAGCAGCTGATACAGGTACTGCTCGTTACCGGCGTATTCGACATAGGGCTGCGCAGCGAAGTCGGGGTACGCACAGACCCTGCCGTACTGCACCGGAATGGCCTGATCGAGCCGGGCCATGTTGCCCTGCGCTTGCAGGTTGTAGGTGGGCGAAGGGACAGCCAAACTCGCCGCTTGCTGCGCTGTGGTGGGCTTGGGCGGCGGGATGACCGCATTGACAAGCGCCATACCCAGCATGGTGGCGCCTGCCTGCACGGCCGACACGCCCATCGAGCCAAGCACAGCCGCGCCATTGATACCAATGAGTTCAGATGCCAGCACTGGCGCGTAGACCATCACCGCCAGCATCAGCACCATGCGCAGGGGGTTTGACCCACCACCGCCACCACCTTGGGGCAGCACAATGATGGCGATCAGGTCGCCACAGCACACCGGTTGATCCCAGGTGGCCCGCAACTGGGCTTCGCCATTGCGCAGCACCAGGATGGGCTGATCCGTTTCGGGCACCAACGCACGCAAAGCCACCGGCCCCGGGATGGCCGTGATTTGGCGGTCCTGGTGCGGATGGAAAGGATTGCGGACGGTGATGCTGTGGGCGAACGGATGTCTTGGTGAACTCAGCGCCGTCGATGCCATGACAGCACCCTCAAGCCCACGCTGGACAATGCCGACACCGGCGTGAAGACAACACCCACCGTTTCCAGAGAGTGCAGCACGCCCCCGCCATCGGCCTCCAAATACACGCCAATGTGACTGGGGCGCTCAGATTTGCCCATCAGGCAGGCATCGCCCTCGCACGGGTCTCTGACGATCTGCCAGTGCGCGTACTCAGGGTGATCGTCAAAGGCGCGCAGTGACGACAGCCGACTGGCGTCATTGACATCGACAGCAGCCACATCCCAGCCAAACTGCTCGCGCCAGACCTGGCGCGCAAACGACCAGCAGTCGCTGCTGCCCGCCACCCAGGGCATGCCGATGTACTGGATGGCCCAGTGAGGGGTGTGTGGGTTCATTGCGCAATCAATCCAGGAAAGACTTCAGCCGTGTAGTCCAGGCCAGGGAATCGTCGGTTAGCGAGATTGGGGAATCCACAAGTGGCCCGCACCCGAAACACTGTGGCCGAGATCGACATCACCGTAAGGGTCAGCGGCGGGTTGTTCTGCGGGGCAGTCAGATCCGAAGAAAGGAAAGCCCGATAAGTCACGGTGATCAATTCACTGCTGCCCGGCTGTCCGTTCATCGAGGCCTCCACATTGGCCAGGATGTCCCGGCTCACGTTGTCAATTTCGATCACGCACTGCGGCACGGCCGTGTGGGTCACCTCGGGCGGCACGACATCGAAGGCATAGCCCACAAAGGTGACGTACTGACCGCCGTTGCGCGGGGCGCTGGATTCCAGCTTGGCGGTCAGATCCACGTGATCGCGCACCACCCGAATCGGCGTCGAGAAATTCGGATGCCAGATCTCCAGGGTGTGGTGAATGACCAGGTTCGATGGCGCGCTGGCGTAGGCCTCTTTGATCGCCAGGCTCAAGGTGTCATCTGGCATGAATCAAGTCCTCCATCTGCGAACCTCCATCTGCGAACCTCCATCAACGAATCTCCAACTTCGCACTGACCTGCCAACGCGGACCGGACTGCATTTGCGACTGCCAGGGACCCACAAATCGGGCCTGAACAGAACGCAAGCCCGCGTCTCCGGTGTTCAGGTCCACCGTGAACCAACTGGCTCCATTGGCGCAGTCGCCATCGAACCAGGCCCGAAACGTGGCCATTTGGGGATCCGTAAAACGCCAGCCAACGCTCACCTGATCATTGCGTGCCGCACTGCGGCGACGCACGCGGGGCAAACCAGCCTCCATGTCAGTGCGCACGGTGACATCCAAAGGCGCGATGACGTAGCCCGCGACCTGCGGCCGGGGCAATGTTGTGGGCCAAGTTGCCATATCAATAGGCTCCTGCCACGCGGTTCAGGCCGTAGGTGTTGGCCAGCACGCCAGGGCCGGGACCGGCACCACGCGCCACATCGCCCCAGACCTTGGCCGTGATTTGTTCTACCCAGACGTCGATCACTTGGTTGCCGTTGCTGTCAGTGCGCTGCTGTTGCTGGCCACCTTTGCCGGCGGCCTCGATAACATTGACGATGACGGTGCTGCCTCCGCCGTTGACCTTGACGCCCAGATCGCCATCGCGCATGCGCGTGAGCGGCATGATGGCTTCGCCCGGGCTGCCAGGTTTTTCGCCCATGAGACCGATACGTGGCACGCTGGCAAAGCCAGCGCCCTGGGCAAACGGGAACACCGTCGGACGGTCGACCACCGTGTTGCGGTAGGCCGATAGGGCTGGGCCTTCAAACACATTGCCTTGGGCCGAAGGGAACAGGCTGGCCCACATTGATCCCAAGTCCATCCCGGCCATGGCACCATTCATCGCGTTCGCCAGCGGCAGCGTGATAGATCGCTGGATCTGGATGCGCACGAGGTCCGAGATGATGGAATCGGCCAAGCTTTTGAAGTCCAGCTTGCCCGTCATCACGAACTGGGTGAGCGCCGTCTCCATGCCTCGAAACGCATTGGCCGTGACCTGCTGGGCACGCTTGGCGGCGTTGGTCGCGTCGTCGATATAGGTTCTGAGCGCCGACTTGGCACCGTACTCAAAACTGCGCTGATAGTCCGTGTTGGCCCGCACCAGATCTTCAACGATGGGTAGTTGCCTGGCCAACGCATCGTTGATGGCTTCAATGGTCTGAGCCTGCAGGCCCGGATCTTCGATCTGGTTGGCTTCCTTGCGCGCATTGGCAGCAGCCTTTTCCAGATCAGAGCGGGCCTGCAGGGCGGCTTTTTCGGCATCGGTCATGTCCAGCATCTGGCGCTGCAACTGCAGGGCTTCGATGCGCTGGCGGTTGCCGCCAATCAAGCCTTCGGTGATCTTGCGCGAGGCGGCTTCTTCTTTTTCAAAGGCGTCGAAGGTTTTATTAGCTTCCTTCTGGCGCTCGATGGCTTCGAGCACCTGGATGTACTGCTGGGCCTCAGCCGCCACCCCTTGGTAGCCCTTGGCTTCGATCTGCAGGGCCCGGGCGCGCAGTTCGGCAGCTTCACCCTCTTGCGTGCGGGTCAGGCGCGAGCGCAGCTGATTGAGGAAGGCTTCGCCTTCGTTGAGTTTTTCAGCGGGCTTGGGCTTTTGAAAGCCGGACAGGTCCAACTCCATCCGGGGCTTGCGCGGCAGCGTCGGCAAGAACTTATCGTAAATGGCCTGCACTTCCTTGGCCTGAGCCTCGGTGTCGAGCACGAACTTTTGGCCCATCACACGCACGGTGCGGCGCTGCTCATCGAAAAACTTCGCCACCCGGTCCGCGTAGCCCGGGTTCTGGTTGATGTTGAAGAGCCGGTCGTTGGCGGCGTGCACGTAGTCGTCACGCGCCCCTTGCAGCTTGGCGATTTCCGCATCAATGACCTTGGGGTCGTAACCCATGGACTTCAGCGTGCGCAGCAAATCGGTCTTGAACCAGGTCTCGATGTCCTTGCCCACCACCGACAGACTGTCAAAGGGCTGGGCAATCACACGCTTGGCCAGCACCGCCGACTCGGCAATGAAGGCCAGACCCGAGGCCACCGACTCCAGAAACGCGAGCGTGGCATCCCGGTTAGACGTGATGCGCTGCAGTTCATTGCTGAAACTGCCGGTTTCACCCTGCGCCAAGATCACCTGCTCGGTGAAGTCAGCCAGGATCGGGATGACGGCTGCGCCGATCTGGCGCTGCACGCCCTCGAAGATGGCAGACAGGCGCGTCAGGTTGTCGTTGAAGACCTCGGATGCACGCGCCACGTCTTCCGACATGACCAGGCCCAGGCGCTGCGCTTCTTCCATCAGCGCTGTAATGCCCTCACGCCCCTGATTCAGGAACGGGACGATGGCCAGGCCTTCTTTGCCGAAGAGCTTGACCGCCAAAGCAGCCTTATCGGCTCCATCAGGCATGACAGAAAACTTGTCCGCCAGATCCAGCAAGACCTGCTCGGTCGGACGGATCTGTCCGTGCACATCGGTGGCCGACACACCCAGCGCCTTCAACGCTGCGCTGCCCTCTTCGCCATTGACCTGGGAGTCGAACATGGCAACCGACAGTTTTTGCAGTGCCTTGGTCAAGCCTTCGGTGCTGACATCCGACAGCTTGGCCGCATAGTCCAGCGCGGTCAGCGCCTCGACCGATACCCCAGTCTTTTGCGAGAGCTTGAAGAACTCATCGCCCACCCGGGCCACCGGCATGACGAGCGCCGTGATGCCCACACCGAGTGCTGCGATGCTGGCACCGGCGATCAGACCGGCAGGACCGAGCTTGCCCAGCACCGAGCCCAGCATGCCAAGTCGGTCTGTCGCGGCCTGCAGTTGGAACTTGGCATCGTTGGCTGCGCTGGACAGGAGCTTGAGGCCACCGGAGGCTGGGGTGGCAGCCGCTTCTATTTTCTTGAGCGAGCGCTCCCCCTTCTCGCCGATCTCGGACAGCTCGGCTTTGACCTTGCCACCGTCGATCACGGACAGGCGAATGGAGAGATTGCGTTCAGCCATGGGGAAACACTCGGATCAAGGCAAAGAGATCTGTCGTCGCGTTATTCGTTTTGTTCAAAGGTGCTCATCAGGCCCGCCTCTGCTGCCGGAAACAGATCGATCGCAGTGGCTTTGTCCAACCCAGCGCACTCGCAGGTCAGCATCCATGCGTTCAGATCCAGACCCACGACACGACCCTGGGTCATGCGCAACTGACTGGCACAAACTTCCATGGCACTGGCCGCTTGCCAGCCTTCCAGGCTCAGGGGTGCATTCATGGTGTACGGGCACTCGGGACATGGCTCAGCACAGCTTTGAAGGCAGGCACTGCAGTAGTTCGGCCCGCCACCAAAGTGCCATGCGGTGCGGGCCTTCAGGCGTTTTTTTCCGATTCCAGTGCGTAGAGGCCAGCGAGGTATTCGCGCTCGAAGGCCTCGGCCAACAGCCAGTGCTCCATCAAAGCGGCCACGCCTTCTGGTGTGACGGATGCTGGTTGACCTTTGTCGTCGGCCACGCCTTCCCAGGCGATGACGGCCAGCTTGGCCAGTTCGGTGATGAGGGTGGCGGTCCGCTCGCCAGCAGCGGCGATGTCAGTGCCGGCCACTTTGGCGGCGGCATGGCGCGCAGCCATCACCAAGGCAGTGGTGGCGGGCCTGACCTGCAGGCGCACGCCAGCGGCCAGTGCGATCCAGTGCGGTTCACGTGGAATGTTGAGTTTGATCATTGGAAAGTCCTGGGTATCAATACGTGGTCACGTCGTTGAGCAGTTCGACGGTGAGCATCTTGTTGGCCGCCACGTTCTTGGCGGCTTGCCACTCGAAAGTGGCTTGAATGCCACCTGGCCCAGTGATGGAAACTTTGGGCTTGGGCAGGTAGACCTCATGTGCGATGAAGGTTAGGCGCTTGGTGGCGTCGATCGTGTAGGCGAACGTCAACTCCAGTGGCGTGTTGTTGGTGGCCGCATCGATGAGCTGGGTATCGGCAAAGCGGACCTCCAAATTGCCAGTCAGGCTGGCCACCGTGGGGTCAGCGCCGTCGATCTTTCCGTCGGAGCGGATGGTCTCGATGCGCTCGAGGTTGTTGGAATACGTGAGTTGCGCCGAGACCACGTTACCCAGCGCAGTGCCCCCCTTCTTGATGGATCCCTGAAACTGGTTGAACCGCAGGATGTCGCGCGTCGTCGGGGAGGCATCGATGGTGGCGGCCTGCTTGACCTCACCCTGCGCGATCAGGCCGACCGTGGCATTGGCCGCACCCGAACGGGCAAACCCCACCTGCAGGCTGTTGACCATGACGCCAGACGCCACAAACCAGGCCGGGATATCGGGAAGACCCGTCTCAAGACTGAGGCTTGGCAAACTGGACTTGCCAGAGATGAAGGTGTGGGTGAGCGTGCCGGTGCCCGTGGTGGTGGCGCTGCCCAGCAGGGCTTTGAGCCACATGCCGATGTTGCGCACGTCCACGGGCACGACCATGTCGCCTTCGACCTTGATCACATCTCGAATCGGCGCATTGGGCTCACGACCCAGGCCAATCAGGTCGTTCGCAATCAACCCCTGCTCGGAGCCGAGGGTGGTGGAAACAAAGGGCAGCTTCCAGTAGTCGCCCACCGGGTTGCTGCCATAGGTGGTTTCGAACGCGGCCAAGAGGCTGGCGTTCGCGCCGTAGGCACGGGCCATGAGGTTTCTCCTTGGAAAATAGGTTTCAGTTCAGCGGACCTGAGCTGCTGTAGTGCAGGACCACGGGTAGCAAGCAAGCTTTGATGCCACTGACCCCATCGGGTGCCAGTTCATCGAACTTGGGTGGACCGATTTCGGCGTACTCGATGACGCCGCCAAGCGTGCGGTCCGCTTCGATCAGGGCTGCCAGTTCGACCAATAGGCCGTCCATGCGCTTATCGCGCTCGCTGGCATCCGGGTCGGCGACGAAGATTTCGATCGCCACCTGGTGCTGCCAGTGGTAGGTCAGTGGCGAGAGCGACACCTCGGGTTCGCCCATCTCGCCGTCACGCAAGACGGCCATGGCATGCTCTGACAACCTCTCGGGTAAGGATGCGTTGCGTATGGTCATCACACCCAGAGACAGCTGCCCGAGCACAGCGAACAGTGCGCCGATGGCGTTCTCACGTTGACTGGGTCGTTGGCTCATCAGCTTTCACCTTTGCGTTCAGCCTCATCGAAGCGGTTGGCGATCCGGTTGGCCAGGGTGCTGACCCAACGGCGCGAGGCGCTGTCGATGTCGAATTTCTTCTTCAGGGTGACTTGCGGCACCAGCAGGAACATCGGCACCGTGACCAGGCCTCGGCCGCTGGCTTGAGCCTTCTGCGAGGCAGCGGAGAAGCCGCCACGCTGGCCCTGGCGAGCACGCTGGTTTTCGGCAACGAGGAGCGAGGGCTTGCCCCGGCGGTAGACGAAACGCAGGCGCTGGCCACGGAGCTTTTCCCAAAGACCAGGAGTCATGCGTTTGCCACGAGGGCCTTTGCCAGCAGCGGGCAAGGCAATCGCCAGCCAGAACCCGTCTTTGGAGCGGATGGTCGCGCCCTGGTCATGGGCGCCGACCACCTCTGGAGCCCGGCTGTAAACAAGGCCCGCCGCCTTGATGCTCATCTGGCCTTTGGGATAGACCTCGCCGCGCCAGGTGTTCGCCAGGCGCTGGCCCAGGCCCGCACCGGTGATCTGGTTGCGCAACTCGGTCTTGAGACCGTCGGTCGCCTCGCGGATGGATTGCGTCACGGCCTGCTCGGCAATGCGCACTTCTTCCGCCAGCATTTGGTCCAGATCACCAGACAAGGCCGCCATCAGCCTCATATCGGCGCTCCGGTCAGGGTCCAGATCAGGCGATCACGATCGGCCAATGGCTCGCCCACCACCTGATAGGTCTGACCAGCGACGGTGAAGCGTTCCCCCTCGCGAGGAGACATCACCTCTCGGGCCATCACATCAAAGTGGTGGGTTGCCAGCGCCAAGCGCGTGTCACCGAAAGACTCGACGACATCGGCCTGCTTGGAGATGAACCGGGTGACGATTTCTTGGCCATCGGCAAGCCGGTAGGTGCCAGGCACCCCCAGCCGGGCAAACAGACGCACCACTGCTCGCTCAAAGGCTGCTTGCATGAATCAAGCCGTTAGCTTGATCAGCACGCCCGGACGGTGGCACATGGGCAGCGGGTTGCTCTGCGTGTGCAGGTCGGTGCCTCGGTCGAACTGGCGGGGCGCCTGCTTGGCGTAGACCGGCTGACCCAGGGTGTTGACCGTCTCGTTGAAGTCCGCTGGCGCGAAGTAGGTGCCGAAGGTGTCGACTGTGCCCACGGGAAAGCAATGCGCTTCACCGTCCGCGATGAACTTGCGCACCGTGCCGTCGGCCGAGCTGGCCTGGCCCCGGTATTCCTCGAAGGTGATGCCGCCGTAGGTGAAGCCGGTGCGCACGTCTTCGCGCAGCCAGGCACCTTCCTGGAACCGGGTGTAGGACTCCACCACATTGGCGTGGCTGGTCAGGGCCTCGAAGAAGGACGGAGAGCACAGGCAGCGCACGCCGGTCATGAATTCGCCCTGCAGGGCTTTTTCCATTTCGCCAAGGACCTTGACGCACTTGTTGCGAACATTGGTCTTGGCATCCGCCAAACCCAGCGACATGGTGGTCGCATCAATGCCGAATTCGTCGTAGAGGTTGTAGATGGTCGAACCATCGGCATCCAGGATCTCGCCCTTCAAGGCGCCCATGCGCAAGTGCTCAAGCGTAATGGCGTGCTTGTTCCGCATGGTCTCCAGATGCCGGGCCAGCACACCGGCCAGGGTTTCCAGCTCGGTCTCCGATCCAAAGGCGCGAATGCCCTGGACTTCTTCGGGCAGCACCACGTCGTCGTGCGGGATGTGAGGAATGACAAAGGAGCGGACCTTGCGCTTGCCACGCGTGCCCACTGTGCCCGGCGAGCCGGGTGGCATGGTGGGCAGCAGGTTCAGCACACCGTTGCGCTCTTCAATGATGATTTGCCGAAAGCGAGTGGGCTTGGCAGGAAACAGATTCAGGTCTTCCAGCCGGCCGTAGCGGTTGGGCACCAGGTTGATGGCGGCCGTGAGGTTGGCCATGCTGAAGGCCGGGTTGGCAAAGAGGTTCTGCATATGAGGCTCCAAAAATGACGAAACCCGCGCAAGCCAGACGGCCAGGCGGGTTCGGGGGAATGAGGGGGAATGGGTGACGGGAGGATCAGACGCGTTGTTTACGCACTCTCACGCACCAGCACGCCACGCTCAGCCAGTTGCTGCTCGTAGGCTGTGCGCTGTGAACCGGTGAGCGCAATCGGCCAGACCAGGGCCGTCTTGGCGACGATGGCATGACGGGCGATCAGGATGGCATCAGACCGTTCAGCGTTGGTGGCATCGATCGCGTTGGCCAACACGCCAATGGCGGACTCGGTGCCGTCGGTGGCCGCTGGGTCGATGGCGTAGAGCTTGCCATCGCTGTTGTTGCGACCGAGCACCGTGCCCAAGGGCAGGTTCTGGCCGGCGGCGATGGTGGCGACGTCGCGGGAATAGCGGTTGGGTGCTTCGTACTTCAAGAGATCGGCGAGGTTGTTTTGTTCGGTGATGGCGGGCATGGCTTATTCCTTTCTCAGGCTTGAGCGGTGAGTTTCTTGACGGCCGCCACGATGGGCGAGGTCTCAGGGCGATCGAGCGACTGGGTGCCGGCATCGACGGTGATCGTGGATCGAATGTCGGCTGCATCGGACTGCGCGGCACGGGCATCGATCAGGACGCGGCGCACATCGGCTTGGGATTTGCCAGCAGCAATGAACTCGGCGGCACGATCGGGGCAACCGGCCAGCAGACACAGCTCGGCAATTGCCTGGGCGGTTTGCGTGACTTCGCGCTTGGCTTGGGCAACCAGTTTTTCTGCTTCGGCCAGATCGATGGTGTCTGCCACGGGTTTTTGGGGGGTGTCCTGGGTGTCAGGCATGGAAAGCTCCTTATGAGGAAGTGCCGTCTCAGCACGGATGACGCCCCGCACCTGAGACGGCGAATGGTTACGGGCGTTAAGAAACTGATGAAATTGGCTGAGGGTGGCGTCCAGCGTCTGGACACCATCGGCAAGGCCCTGGGCCACGGCATTCGTGCCGAAGTACAGCCCAGCCTCGGTGGCACGCACGGCAGCGAGATCCAGGCCGCGCATGGCAGCCACGTGGTCAGTAAAGATGGAATACAGCCGATCGACCTCGCCCTGCAGTTCGGTCTTGGCGGCATCCGACAACGGCTCATGCGGTGAGTAGTCGTTCTTGTGCGCACCAGCCGTGATCGCAGTGAAGTGGTAGCCCTCCTTGGCGTCCTTGACCGACTGGTCAACATGCAGGGCGATCACCCCGATGGAGCCGACGCCACCGGTTTCTGTCACGAACAGGCGCTGGGCACTGGCCGCGATGGCATAGGCAGCTGAGTACGCCGCGTCATTGGCCACTGCCCAGACGGGTTTCTGGGCGGCCACTTCGCGCACATGGCGAGCCAGTTCGAAACTTCCCGAGGCCTCGCCACCGGGCGAGTCGATGTCGAGCAAAATCCCGCTGACCTGGGGATCGGCCAGCGCGGCATCGAGCATGGCGGCGATCTCGCCATAAGAAGTCAGGCCGGATGCGGCCTCCATGCCAAGCGAACGCTTCACCAGTGATCCGTGGATCGGGATTACCGCAATGCCCTCAGGTGCAGCGGCCAGCGGGGGACGTTGGAAAACTGCCATGTCCGTCATGGGCATCGCAGGTACATCGGCCATGCCGATGCGCTGGCCGACGACTGACAAGATCACGTCCAGCTTGGGTCGGTGGATGAGTAAGGGCGTCCCGAACAGGCGGGAGGCAAGGTAAGTCATGGTTGAAGGTCCTGGTTGTCTGTGGGTGCAGCCGTGGGATCGGCGGGCTGCTCGTCGGGCGGCTGCACGTCTTGCGTATTCGTGGGATCCAGTACGGGCGCCTGGTCATGCCGAGCATCGGAGTCAAAGACCAGGCCCAGCGCATCGGCCCGGGCGTTGTCGGCTGCGATTTCCCGATCGACGTCCTCGGCGTCGTAGCCATTGCCAGAAATCGCTTCTGAGCGACTCATGAGGCCCGCCCGGATGGCGAGCTTCATGGCGTTGAATTCCTTTTGCGGATCGACCCAACTCCAGCCTTGCGGGATCCACTTGGCTGCCTGGTAGGTGCGGCGTTCTTTGCGGTAGCCCGGTAGATCAATGGCCCCTTCCAACACCGCCTGGTCCATCCAGGCACGCCAGATGGGTCGACACAGCTGGTGCACGATCACCCCATGCTGCAAGGCTTCGCAGCGACGTCGGAACTCCAGCAGGCCTGCCCTGATGGACGAGTAGTTCACCTGCGTCAGGTCGCCGGTGAGCATCTCGTAGGTGATGCCCATGGCCGCAGCTACTGCCCGGAACTGCTGGCGCATGAATTCGGCATACGACGATCCGACATCGGCCGGCGCCGAGAACTTGATGTCCTCCCCCGGCTCCAGGATCTGCAGCGTGCCCGGCTCCATTCCGGCCAGTGCCACCCCGTTGGCGTCCGCCGCCGACTCACCCATTAGGTTGTCTTCTGGGGCCATGCGGGTGATGAAGCCCGCGAACATGGCCGCCGTCTTCTTGCGCACCAGTTCGGCGTCGTCGTACTGGTCGAGTTCGTTGAGCTTCACGAGCGCCCGGGTCAGCCACGGTTCGCCTCGGATTTGGCCGGGGCGCAGCGGGCGAAACAGGTGGATGACTTCACTGGCGTCCACACGCACGGTGTCCATGCCACCCTTGCTGGACATCGGGGCCAAGAGCCAATCGTTCGGATGCGAGCGGTACAGGTGGTAAGCCACCCGGCGACCCAAGCGGTCGAACTCGATGCCGGACCGGATGACATTTCCCCCGGGCAGATCCCGGTTCATGGTGGTTGGCAGATGCTCAGCTTCCAGCACCTGGATCTGCAACGCAACCGGCAGACCATCTTCAGTGCGGCGGTAGCGCAGACGTATCAGGGCTTCGCCACCCTCGAGCATGGCCCGGGTAGCCAAGGCCTGCAGACCGTAGAAGTCGGTCAGGCCTGCGGCATCCGCCTGCTCGCACCAGTCCCACCACAGGCTGTGGATGGCCTCACGCGTGGTTTGGTCCTGCACCATGCTCTGCGGCTTGATGCCGGTGCCGATGGCGTTGGCCACAAAGGCTTCGATGCCAGCCGCTGCCCAGGCATTGCGCCGCACCAGATCCCGGCTTTTGGCACGCAACTCGTCCTGGGCCAGGGACAGCGCAGCCACGGCACCTGGGTTGCCCGGCATCCAGGCCAGTGCGCGACGGCCGCCGCCTGTGCCGTCATAGACCGGTGTGCCTCCGAACATTCGGCGACGAAGGTTTTTGAGCCAGGCCATTAGAGCGCCTTGCTGGTGGTCACGCGGATCTGGCGCGACTTCGGTGCACCGGACTCACGGGCCATGCTTGCCTCGACCTCGGCGATGGCGGCTTTGAGATCGGCCACGCTGCGGTATTCGATGCTCTTGCCCTCGTAGGTCACGCGGTGCTCGCCGCTGGCCAAGGCTTCACGCAAGGCCTGCAGGTGTTCATGGGTGTAAGTGGTCATCAGGTCATCCATCGGCTGCGCACCACTCGGCGCGAAGCTGGTGCTGTGCTGCCAGAAGTACTGAGGCCACCGTCGAACTTCTGTTCTCGGGTGGCCTCGGGGGTATCAGTCAGAGGGGCATCAGAGGGAGGACCGACGCCCAGTTGTTTTTCCAATTCGAGCCAGTGACGGTCTTCGAAACGATCCAGACCAGCCGCTGCTGCAGCAGCGCGGGCGTAGACGTAGCAGTCCAGCGCCTCGTTGCGTTCACGCATCTTTTGCCACTCGCGATGGGCAAAGCCGTTGCGGTCACGCCGTGTGATCAGTTGCTCGGCACAGAGCTGCTGCAGGAACTCGGCGTCGACCTTAGGCAGATGCACGTAGCCGGCCGGGTAGATCGGCGTGGTGCCGTCCTCGGCCACCTCCGCGCTCTTGCGCAGGTTGTTGTAGAACTCCAGCTTGGCAATGCCGCCTGCCACCGGGAACACCTTGATGCCCCGGCGCAGCTTCTTGCCACTGACCGTGGCATCCACTGCCGTTGGCGTGCCGATCAGCGCCGCGCCGCCAGCGATTCCCTTGATCGGCATGAGCCGGGGATCGCGCACGCTGCGCACAAAGGCGTAGGCTTCCTGCGTGGCGTAGCCGGTATCCAGAGCAATGCGCGCCAGACTCAACTGGCAACCACTGCTGTGGGTCCAGGTTTCACCCATCAGCTTGGCCAAGGCCGACCAAACCTCGGTGCGTGCCGTATCGCCCATCAGCACGCGGTGCTCGACCAGCCACGATGCCTTGCCCCGCCCAAAGGCCCAGACCGAGACTTCGATGCGGTCCTTCTGCACGTCGGCACCAGCGGTGAGCAGCAAGCCACCCGCGGGCACGGTGCCGACGCGGTAATCCTCGCGTCGTTCCAGCAGCCGTTGCCAATCCGGCGCTTCGCCTTCCTCGACCCAGGTCTCACCGAGTTCGGTGTTCTTGAAAGTCTTGATGGCAGATGCCGAACGGGTGTCCGACATCGCCGCCGACTCCCAGGCCCGGGCAATCTCGATCCAGCTGCGCCAGCCCACCGGGCTGTAGAGGCTCGACAGGTGGAACCCGGCGGTGCGACCGGCGTTTTCTGGGGCGCAGGCTTGCCATTGGCCGCTTTCCAGCATCCAGGTTTTATGGTGCTCGGCGATGGGCTCACAGCATCCTTCACACACATAGACCGCCGTCTCGGGCTGACCGTGTTCCCAGCGCAATTGCTCAAAGCGCAGCCACTGGCGGTGTGCGCAATGCGGGCACGGCACGAAGAACCGACGCTGGTCCGAGGCTTCGAACTCACGATCCACCGCGCTGGCCCCGGCAATCGTCGGAGTCGAGACGATCAGGATCTTGCGCCGGGCAAAGGTGCGGGTGCGTGCTTCAGCCAGAGAGATCGCATCGCCTTCACCCTCGACGTCCAGCGGGTAACCATCGACCTCATCCAGGAACAGGTAGCGCACCGGCATCGAACGCAAGCCCACCGCGCTGTTGGCACCGGTCATCACCAGCACACCACCATGAAACTCCTTAGCCAGGATGGTGTTGCCCGAGTCGCGGCTGCGCGCCGGTGCGATCCGTTCCTGGATGGCCGGGCTTTCTTCGATCAGCGCGTCGATGCGTTGCTTGGACGCCCGCTTGGCCATTTCGACTGTCGGCCACACCGCCATCATCGGCCCTGGCGCGTGATGGATCACGTAGCCTACCCAGTTCAGACCCAATTCAGTCCCACCGACCTGGGCACCTTTCATGAACACCACCCGCTCGATCGGCGACATGGGCGACAAGCAATCCATGATCTCGCGCAGGTAGGGCGTACGACTGGTGCGCCAGCGGCCAGGTTCCGACGCCGCCTTGCTGGAGAGCACCCGGTGCTTGTCGGCCCATTCAGACACGGTCAACAGCGGATCGGGCGTCAGACCTTCACGCCAGGCACGCTCGATCGCGTCCCAGCCTTCGTAGTAGATCTCGTCCATGGTCAATCGACTTTCGGCTGCAAGTCGCCCAGGTCCTGCAACTGTTGGCGCACGGCGGCGTCCAGCGCGACGTGCAGCACATGGGGCTCCACACCCAGGCCTGCCGCCATCTGCGCCGAGATTCGCGCCGGCCAGTTCAGCCAGGCATCCCGCTCGGCACGGGCCAGCTTGAACACGTGCGCCACGGCCTGCGAACGGTCGACCAGCTCGCCTTTGAGACGGGCCAGGCGAACCTTGTTGGTCTGCGCCTTGACCACCTCATTGACGGTGCGTGCCTGCAGCAGTGACGTACCGCCCGTCGACAAGGCAGGCGTCGAAGGCTCGCCTGCTTCACGCACCACTTTTGAGGATGCCTGCGGAATCTCGCGGACTGCTGCGGGAGCTTGCGGTACTTCCCTGGCTTCGCCAGTTACTGACCGCCGTGTCGGCGTGGTGTTGGCCGCCCACTGGGCATCGGCCGCCACCGGATCAATCGTGCCATCCGGCAAGGGCGTGATGCGCCCCGTGTCGATGGCCTTCTTGACGGCCACATGCGACACACCTCGGTGGCGCGCGTAGGCGCGAATGGACAGTCCCATGGTGTCGATTTACTCAGTGCAAGTGGGTGGCCTCCTGGATGCTTTTTGTCATGCAAAGACGAGTGAATCACCCGGGATTAGAAAGAGCTTGGCTTCGGTTGCGAACAGCGCGTCAATCACATCGTCCTCAACACATCAGGCAATCGAAAGGCCAAGACGATGAAAAAACAAAACACCCAGCACGCCCAAGCCCTGCTTGAAAAGATCGCACTCGATCACCTTTTCATCCAGACCCTGGAAACACAAATGAGCGACCGACACGACTTTCATGAGGTCAGCGTCTGGGGCGTCAAAAGCGCACTGGAAGCAGCTTTTGAGGCCGGGCGTATCGCCGCCAGCGGAAAACAAGAACCCCAGAAAACCAAAGCTTGATCAGGATCGCACCATGACCACCCAACTCACCCCCGCCCAGCACGCCATCCTGGTTCATGCACATGAGCACACCGAAGGCAAGATCACCTGGTTCCCTGAAAACATCAAAGGCGGAGCACGCCAGAAAGTGATCGACGGCTTGTTCAAGCGCTCCCTGATCACTTACGACGGCAAGGACTGGCTCCTAGCCGCCGAGGGCTACGACGCACTGGGTGTGCCACACAGAGCTCCCTTAAGCGCGCAGACGATCAATGAGGTCATAGAGGCAGCAACGGCTGCAAAACCACGTACCCGCGACAACAGCAAACAAGCGCAAGTGATCGCCATGCTCAAGCGCCCCGAGGGCGCCACCATCGCGCAGATTTGTGAGGCCACCGGATGGATGCCACACACCGTGCGCGGCACATTTGCTGGCGCATTCAAAAAGAAGCTGGGCCTGCAAATAACCTCGACCAAGGAGGCAGGAGCCGAGCGGATTTACCACGCCGCCTGAACAGGAGCCAGGATATGAAAACAATGACCATCACAATCGAGCGCAAACCTCTGACCATCATGCTCGATGGCCAACAGGTGCAGGTTGAAGAGTTGAGCGTCCGACTGCCCTTTGGACGCAAGCCCACGGACATCAAGGACATCGCAGCCAGTGGCGACTACGTGGTTTACGTCACTGAAACCAGGACCATGACACCGGAGGAATTCGACGGCTTTGCCATGAACCTCTACAAGTCACGCGACTGGCTCAAGGGCAAAGGCGGCTATTTCATGCAAGGCCGACTGTGCGTGGAAGTCCACGCGCCAGGACGCCCGTTCCTTTATGTAGATCCAAGTGGGGGCGACTACTGCCGGTACATCGCGCGCTTGGGTTAGTGGTGGATAAGCCACGCTGCGCACCAATTGCAATCAATGCCTTGGCTTTGATTGAGATCAGCGCGTCAATGGGGTCATCGCCAACACAGCCACGGAGCCAACGATGACCACCACAAACATACCCGCCACACAGAATGAAGCCTGGGGCTTTTGGGGCACGATGAACAACCAAGCATCAACGGCTTGGCCGATCGCGATGACCGCGATCTCGGACGCCACCTGCCTGCCGCTTGAATCGGTCCGCACCTTCCTTGATAGCCGCCACGGCCGCCACTTTGCCGACGACGTCCTGAACGAACTGCACGTCGGTGCCAACCTGCACGACGCGATCCACGCCGCCACCCAACGCTGGATGGGCTGGACCATCGGCCGACTGACCAGCAAGCAGTACGGCATCCCTAAGGGTCTGCCTTACCTCACCGGGTTTGTGATTCACTGCGAGATCGTCGAAGAGGCCATTGCCGACTGACGCACCCGCAGGGCTTCAAAGCCCCGGCGCAGCGCGTAGCTGCGCACGATCGACACGACCGTGAAGATCAGGCCGATCAACAGGTTCTCGGTAACGGTCAAGGCCAGACCGAACAACGGAAACACTGCCATTTGCGTGGCCACCGCTACGCTATACCCCACCAGCACATTGGCCAGCGACTCCACCAGAGACATCAGGCGCGACTGTTTCATGCGTCGGCCTCTGCTGAATCTGCTGCGCTTGACATGCCTGCCAGTGCCGCGAGGTCATTGAACTTGACCGCATCGGCTTCTCGGTAGGCCTCCTGACCAGTCCAGTCTTGCCATCGGCGCACGATCACGTCCACGTACTTGGGATCGAGTTCGATCAGCCAGCCGATGCGGCCGGACTTTTCTGCGGCGATGAGGGTGGTGCCGGAGCCCCCGAAGGGATCCAGCACGATGTCACCTGGTCGACTGGAGTTGCGGATGGCCCGCTCGACCAGTTCCACCGGTTTCATGGTCGGGTGCAGATCGTTCTTCTGCGGCTTTTTGATGTTCCATACATCGCCTTGATCGCGGTCACCACACCAGTGGCGGTTCTGCCCCTCGGGCCAGCCGTAGAGGATGGGTTCGTACTGCCGCTGGTAGTCGGCGCGACCCAAGGTGAACGTGTTCTTGGCCCAGATGATGAAGGTCGACCACTTGCCGCCCGCTGCCCGGAAGGCTTGCTGCAGCGTGTCCAGCTCGCTGGACGACATGGCGATGTAGGTGGCACCGGCGCATCGCGCCAGCATTGGGGTCAGCGCTGCCAGCAGGAAGTCGTAGAAGCCATCGCCCAGGTTGTCGTTCAGGATGGGGCGGTCCTTGCCACGCATCTTGTCCTTGGCACTGTTGGCGTAGTCCACGTTGTACGGCGGATCGGTGAACACCATATCAGCCTGGCCATCGACCATCAGCGCCTCGTAGCTCGCCGGGTCGGTGGCGTCGCCACACACCAGCCGGTGGTTTCCCAGTTCCCAAACATCACCCGGGCGGGAGATGGGGGTGGCCGACACTTCGGGCACCTCATCGTCATCCGTCTGGCCATCGACCGTGGTCTCTTCGCCCGCCATGATCTCCGCCAGTGCATCGGCATCGAAGCCGGTGATGTCCAGGTTGTAGCCATCTTCTTGCAGCGACTGCAACTCGATGCGCAGCATGGCATCGTCCCAGCCGGCGTTCTCAGCAATGCGGTTGTCCGCAATGATCAGCGCGCGACGCTGAGTCGGGGTCAGGTGATCGAGGACGACCACCGGGACCGTGTCCAGGCCCAGCTTCTGGGCGGCAGCCAGGCGGCCGTGCCCTGCGACTATCACGCCGTCAGATCCAGCCAGGATTGGGTTGGTGAAACCGAACTCAACGATGGAGGCCGCGATCTGCGACACCTGCTCCTCGGAGTGGGTGCGGGCATTGCGGACGTACGGGACGAGCTTGGCTGTTGGCCAGCGTTCGATATGAGTGGAGAGCCAAGGTTCAGACATCGGTGGATTCGCTTTGTCGCTGTTGGGCGATGTCCTCAAAGGTCTCGCCTGTGGTGGCCAGGGTGACTGGCACACCAGGGAAGTTTTGTTGGAAACGGATCAACGCCACATCGACGTACTCAGGCGCAATTTCGACAGCCCGGCCGATGCGACCGGTGCGCTGGGCAGCCATCAGCGTGGTGCCGCTGCCGCCAAAGGGCTCGAAGACGATCTCGCCTTCCTGCGTGTAGGCTTCGATCACCTCCACCGGCAGCGTCACTGGGAAGACTGCCGGATGGTCGATGTCCTGGCCAATCTTCCCCTTGTGGCGCATAACCCGTATCACCGAGTCCGGGATGCGGTGGTCCTGCGTTGGCTGACCGGCAGCGGTCCAACCGTTGACCTGGCCATCCTTGCCTCGCATGGCGGTGGACGATCCGTCGGCGCGCAGGTGGGTTTCCTGGCCGGCGAACTTGCAAGGAACCGTTTTGTTGGGCTTTCGCGTCTGGCGGTTGAAGTGGAAGATGAATTCAAAACTGGGGGCCAGGCGACCTTGCCAGTCCCCCGGCATTCCCGGCCCTTGGTCCCAGACGTACCAGGCAAAGCGCCGCCAACCTTGGGTTCGCATCCAGGCAAGCCACTGGTCCCAATACGGGATGAACTCGTTGTCGCGGTGGATCAATCCGAGGTTGACCAGCATCTGGCCATCGGCCGCCATGGGCACCTGGGCGAACACGCCGCGCATCAGGCCATCCCAGTCGGCGATGCCACCGGAGGTGTAGTCCCGCTGATTGCCGTAGGGTGGCGAGGTAAAGCACAGGCTTGCCTGCTCGCCCTGCATCAGGGTGGCGATAGCGACAGGGTCCGACGCGTCACCGCAGATCAGGCGGTGCGGACCCAGTTGCCAGACATCACCTGTACGGGAGATTGGTTGCTTCGGTGGCTCTGGGACCTCATCGTCTGCTTCGGGATCCGAATCCTGCTCCGGCGCTGCACCATCATCATCACCGAGGTCGGCCAGCATCTTGGCCAGCTCGTCATCCTCGAAACCGGTTAGCACCAGGTCGTAGCCTGCTTCGGACAACTCCGCCAATTCCAGTGCCAGCAGTTCATCGTCCCAGCCAGCGTCCAGGGCCAGGCGGTTATCGGCGATCACGTAGGCGCGTTTCTGCGCCGGGGTGAGGTGCCCCAGTTCAATGACCGGGACTTCAGCCAGTTCCAGCTTGCGTGCCGCAGCTAGGCGTCCATGGCCAGCGATGATTCCATTGTCGCCATCGACCAAGATGGGCTGTGTCCAGCCAAACTCCACGATGCTGGCCGCGATCTTGGCAATCTGCGCCGGCGAATGCGTGCGCGGGTTACGCGCATAAGGCAGCAGCGCATCGATCGGGCGGTATTCGATCTGCAGGTTTGGCGTCATGGAATTGAAAAACCCGCCGAGCGTTGCCGCCGGGCGGGTGAGAAATATTCAGGGAGTGGTGACTGTCAGGGGTGGTGGTAACCGTGGGCCGGTAACCTGGCCGGGTGGTAACCTGATTTTCAGGTCAGTCGCTATCGAAATCTCGCGCTGTTGCCCCCCGCATACCGCTTTGGCCAGGAAGGACCCGTTGATTTCCTCAGGTGCGAGGTGCTTTGCAGCACCTGCGCTTCTTTCCTGACCGTAGCCCAAACTGTACGCTCAAAAGGCCCTCCGTGCTGCATTCGGATTCGGCCCCATCCTTCGCTCAAATCCGCATCAACCGCAGTCCTTACCCGCAATCGCGTCAAAACACGCCAAAACACTTTCTCGCGCGGTGCCCGTGATTCAGGCGTCTTCACTGCCCATGTGCCGTGGCAGGTCCATGGCTCCATGCAGCACTCGGACGACGAGGACGTCATTCGCTTGCGGGCGATAAAGAATCACGTAGTTGCCAAATGGGCTGGAGCGAATGCCATCGCCGAGCTCCGGACGTGCGCGGTAGGCCATAGGGGACTTGCCAATCCTCTGGCACTGCGCGCGGATGTCCTGGATGAATGTGAGCGCTCGACTTGGGTTGTCCTGGGCGATGTAGTCGCCAATCTCCTCGAGGTCCGTCTGCGCCAACGGGGTAAACAACACCCCCATTACTGACCTGCCGTCGCCCGTTTGCGGTACTTTGCCTCCAGCCGATCAAAGACCTCATCAGCCGCAATGCCAGGGCCGCTGGCCAGGCCTGCCGTAATTGCTGCCTTCATGGCCTCCAGTTGCAGCTCTGCCTGTTTTTGCTGGTCCTCCAGGAGGCGCAGTCCTGCGCGCACCACTTCACTGGCGTTGTTGTACCGTCCGGACTCGACTTGGTCGCGGACGAAGGTCTCGAAATGGGAACTGAGTGCGACGCTGGTGGGCATGGCTATCTCCTAACAATTAATAACTGTTATTTGACCGCAGCCACCCCCACCCTGTCAAGACAGGACACCAGCCCGGTTGAGTTGATGGGCCACCAACTCCATGATCCGGTGCCAGCGCCGAGATGCGGTATTGCGATCGCAGGCAAAGCGCCTGCCGATCTGGTGCCACTCGTAGCGGTTGGCCCGCATCCAGACCAGGTGACGTTGCTCCACCTCCAGCCACTGCACCCAGCGCATGGTCTCGAGCATCCGCTGCACCGCTTGTGGACTGGGCGGCATGGGGCGGTACAGCCGTTCTGGATCGGCGTAGCGCTCAGGCACCTGCATGGCCAGACTCATCCATGGGTTGAAGTGGCCCATGGGACGCACGCGTGGCAATCGGTGCGCAGTCTCAGCAGCGTCAGCAAAGCGAGCGGCCACGGCATCAGCCGTCCATTGGGTCATGATTTCAGCCATGGCGCTTTCCTCCATCGCCATAAAGACGTTCGCCAAGCCTGCGCACGAACTCCCGCTCGACCCAGTCCAGTCGGTCGTCCTGTTCGGAGACCACGAGGATGTGGTCATTGCGCCAGCCCTCGCGTTTGACGGCATCCAAGTCGGGCGTGGTCGGCTGCAGATTGCCCAGGGGGCAGCGATAGCGGTATTGCGGCACTTTCATGTCACACCCCCTGTGCGGCCATCTCACGGGCCAGGTAGAGCAAGGCAATGGCGTCGGCCTCGTTGTCATCTGCCGGGGCATGACCACGGGCTCGGACGGATGCCACCATCTCATCCTTGCTGGCATTGCCTTTGCCTGTGGCGTGCTTCTTGATCGTGCCGACCGGAATGCCCTGGTATGGGATCTGGTGGTGCTCACACCAGGCAGTCAACTGACCCATGAAGCCGCCATAGGCGTGCGCGGCATCGACACCGACGTGGCGGCGGACTTCCTCAAAGACGACTTGCTCGATGCCGTCATTGCACTGCTTGATGTCGGTGAGCCAGCGCTTGAAGCGCAGAAAGCGCATCCCGCCGCCTTCGAAGCGTTGGGGTTTGAAGGATTGGCTGCCACTGGTGATGCTGCCGTCGCGGCAGGCCAGTGCCCAGCCCGTTTGAGTGCCCAGATCGAGGGCGAGGATGGTCGTGTTCATGTTGTCAGTCCTTGTTTTTGGTTCGGTCTGACGGATCGGACGGACGTTGTCGAAACTCCGTATAAGGCGCGCGTCACGCGCCCGCGTGGAGAGTTACGTCGAAATCTGTCCGATCCGTCAGATTTGGGTCTTCATGGCAGTCAGTTGTCCGTGTAAGGGGTGTAGGTAGGGGTGGGTGGGGCCTTCAGTCCAATGCCCTGAAAGCCACGCAGCCCCATTCCGTTTCGCCATTTCTCAAGCCCGCGGGTGAGCAGCAAATCGGCGAAGCGCTTTTGCGAACCAACAAACTCCCCAGCCGCTTCTGCCCACTGCTTCCAGTCGGTGAACAGTTCGGCGGTCAGCGACTTGGCTGTCCCAACCCGCAGGCAACGCTCATCCATCCAGCGCCCCAGGGCGTCCTCGGCTTCAAAGTACTCATCGGTGGCGTCCAGCACCAATTGCGGCGGATCGAGCCGGCCCAGCCGTTGCCAGGCGAGACAGCCTTCCAGAGCCCAGGCCAGGATTCCATCTCGTTCAGCCAATAGCTTTTGCTGCAGGTGCTTGTCGCGTTTCTCAGGGGGCACGGTGATCGTGAATGGAATCAGGTGCAGCCGCCGCTTCATGGCTTCGTCGATGTTTCGAATCGCCGGCTTGTGATTGCCTGCCACGAACAGCTTGAACTGCGGGAAGAACTCAAAGAAGTCCTGACGCATGAAACGCGCTGCGATCTTGTCGCCCCCGGTCAGGTTCTTGAGCTTGGACTCGGCCCAACGTTTGCCTTGTTCAGTTTCGATGGCTGCCACGAAGCGGGCACCGCGCAGGCCTGCCATATCGGTCGGGTGCCGGTCCGTGCGCGTTTCCATGAATGTGTCCATGGGCGCATTGGTCGCGTAGTCGCCCAGGATGTCAGCCAGCGTGTTGACGAACACCGACTTACCGTTGGCACCGGTTCCGTAGAGGAAGAACAGTGCGTGTTCGCGGGTCGAGCCGGTCAGTGCATAACCCACCATTCGCTGCAGGTAGTCCTGCAGGTTTTGGTCGCCGCCAGTGACATCACTCAGGAACGAACGCCACTGGGGGCACTCGCCGCGCGGCGTGGCCGTGGTGATCTTGGTCATTCGGTCAGCTCGGTCATTGGCGCGCATGCGACCCGTTTTGAGATCGACGACGCCACCCGGAGTGTTGAGCAACCAAGGGTCGGAATCCCACTCATCTGTGGTTGCAGCATGGCGGCGGTCCGCACGGGCCAGGCGTTCAACGCCACCCACGGTGCCCGAGCTGGCCAACTTGGCGGCAACCTTGCGATCCTCGGCACGCACTGCTGTCTGGCGGCAGACACTTCGGATCAGATCTGTGGCGGCCAGCGTGTCCTCGTTGCGCCAGCGTTGTCCGTCCCACACCAGCCACCGACCCCATGCAGCCACATAGCGCCAGTCACGGTGGTAGCGCCGTGTGAAGGCCAGCGCCAGCGCATCCTCTGTGCCCCACACCGACTCGTCGCTGCTGACCACCGGTTCGGCATCCTCGGCCACGGCATGAATCTGCATGCGTGGGCCATGCACGAGGAAGGACGCCACATCAAAGCCTTCTGCAATGGCGTCCGCTGCATCCCATCCTTCTGCCGCTTCCTGGGGCGGATACAGAATGTGGCAGGACCTGGCGCCGGCGTCCAATACCGCCTGCGCAGCACTCGCCGCATACTCCCAGCCCGGCTTGTCACGGTCGGGCCAGATCAATACGGCCTTGCCTTCCAAGGGTGTCCAGTCGGTCTTGTCCACTGGGGCATTGGCACCGTGCATGGCCGTGGTGGCGGTGATGCCAGCGTGGATCAGCGCCTGCGCGCACTTCTCGCCCTCGACGAGAACGACTTGGGCTGCGTCATTCAAACCCGGCTGGTTGTACAGCGGCCTGGGGTCCGGTGGAGCCATCTTGCGGCGTTTGGCATCCCAAGGACGGAACTCTTTCTTGCCACCTGGCGGGTCATAACGGTAGACGACCGCGATCAGCTTGCCTGCCGCATCCAGGTAGTCCCACTTGGCCGTGGCCGGGCCCAGGTCGTCGACTGGCACTTCCTTCTTCTTGGCCTTGCGAGACGGGGTTACAGGCGAGCGACCCAGCAGATCTGCAGCGTGTTGCATCACGCGTGGAAAGTCTGTGTGTGCATTGGCACCAATGTTGGCTGCGATCAGATCGAAGATGTCACCACCTTCACCGGTGGCACGATCGGTCCACAAACCGGTCTTCTCGCCGTCAAGTACCACCTCAAGGCTGTCACCGGGACTGCCCAGCACATCGCCGATGAGAAATTTGCCCTTGCGTTTTTTACCAGTTGGAAACAGCGTGGCCAGGATGGATTCCAGTCGTGCGACGAGATCTGTCCTGATCGACTCGCGTGTCACGTCGGGGTTGGGGGCCCCTTCAGCAGGGGTATCGTTGAAATCAAGCATCCGATACGCCCCCTTGCCGTTCGACCCAGTCGATCAACTCTTGGAGCTTGAAACGCACCAACTTTCCGACTCGGTAATGTGGCACCTTCAAGCGCTCCCGCTCGCTCGGATGCGTGAGTAAGTACAGCGGGAGATTGAGGCAGTGCGACGCTTCGCGCGCATCGACCAGACGCTCACCCAGCACGTCATTCATGGACGGGGTATTCATAGGGGACTCCTCCAGCACCGGTCCTGCCATGGGCACATCCGGCACTCGAAATGGGTGGATTCATGGAATGCACGGGGCAGCAGCTCCCCGGCATCGGTGGCGGTGATCACCTTGACGGCGCGATCGGACATGCGCTGCGCCAGCACCGCATCGAAGGGCACGAGTTCGGTGTAAATCTCCATGGTGTCGGCGTTGATCGCCGTGAAGAGCGCCGGGTGCTCGTGCAACTCCAAGTAAGCCTGGTAGAGCACCACCTGGGCGTGGTAAATCGGCTTGGCAATCGCCAGCTTGTGCTTCTCCAGCTCGCGCCAGGATTTCTGACCGAGGCATTTGCACTCCCACAGGGCGGGGTAGGCAAAACCTTCGGGGCCAGCAACGATGACGCCGTCGACATGGCCCTTGAGTCGTCCACCAGCCGCCGAGAAGCCGAACTGGTCGCCGTCGGCCTTGCGGGTGCGCAGGTCAAACCCGGCCTCACGCAGCCAGGTGACCATGCAGTCCTCCATCACGTGACCACGCTCGAAGATGCGCAGGATGCGCCCCGAGGTGTCACGGCCAGGATCGACTGGAGCCTTGGCGAATTCGTACTGGAGGGCTCGCTCACACGAGGCCCCCAGCCTGGATGCACCCAGGTATGCCCGGGGCGTTTGCTTGGCACGCTGTCGCTGCATGCCGACGTCGACCAATGCTTCCAACTGGCCGGAGACACTTGCCGAGGAGTTGAAGTCGATCATGACTTTCTCCCCTTCGCCGGTTGCGGGTGTGTCGTTTTCGCTTTCGGCTCTTCCCAAGGCAAGTCATCCTCGAGATCAGCGAACGGGTTGGCAAGCGGATCTGGCGTCGGTGGCATGCCACGCACCGGCGGAAACTTGGTGGCTTCGTGGTGCGCCGCCATGGCGTCCGTGTAGCAGGTGACGATCGCATCAATCACACACAAGGCTTCAGTCTCAGCGTAGTCACCCAGCGGCTTGGCAAAGCCAATCTCGCCAGCCGCTTCGCCAAAGGCCTTGAGACACTGGCGCATGGCGGCCAGCTCGACATCAGACGGATCAATCATGGCGACCTCCGTCCTGTTGATGCGACCTTCCTTGACCCGGAGCCAATTGCCATACATCGCGTGAAACGCGTCCTGGCAACGGTGGGAACAGAACACCCAGTCGATGGGATAGCGCCGGGGGTTGCCGATGCCATGCCGGTTGTCGGTATGGCCGTACCCCCGGGCCTGTCGTGAGCAGACCCAGCATTTCACTCTCCTCGCTCACTGCGCCCAGGCGGGCTTTCCTGACACGGCAGGGCGTTGGGCCGCTGCCGGCGAGGCTGCGGTTGTGACTGCAGTTGGGGATACGGGTGGAACTGCGGTTGGGCTTGCGACCGGAGCCGCTGCCGTACGGTTGGGAATGAACCCAGCGCCAGCCATCGTGGGCGCGTATTCAGGCTCACCCGGCTCCACGGCCATCTTGACCACGTTCTTCGCTTCGCCGCGACCGTCTTTTTCGATGTCGATGCGGGCGACGAACTCCAGGCCATCCAGCTCATGGAAGCCCTGGATGCGCCGTGCTGATGCAGCCTGGGGTGTGTTGTCGTCAGGGCGGACGTTGCGCGCCGAGTTCAGGGCTGCCCGCACAAAGGTGCGGCCCATGTTGCCCCAGGTGGGCCCCTTGCTGCTGTACAGGCCAATGTTCGACCACAGCTTGCGACGGGCATATTCGCCCTCGAGCACGACGAACTCACAGGCCAGGAAGATGCTGCCGGTCTCAAAGCTCTGGGTGGCGTAACCGCCGACCCAGCCTTGACTGGGGTCGTCGTACCCACCTGGTTTGACCGTCATCCGGACCTTGGCGACCGTGCCCTTGGGGATGAGATCGAAGGATTGCTGTTGTTCGGCGTCGTTGAAATCGGACCAGTTGGACATGAATTACTCCTTGGGTGTTTGGGATGTGTAATTGCCAGAGGGCATGCGGGTGGCAGCGGCGCACTTGTCGATGAGGGTGCGCAGGTTGGGCGGCTCTTGCAGGTCAAGCTGGCCAGAGCGGTCCTTGGCCGGGTAGCCATAGGGGTTGAGCGTGTGGGTGATGAAGGCGCGGTAGCTGCTACCGTCCTCAGCCTTGATCTCGGCCAGGGTGACGACTTCATCGACGATGCCGGGCAGTTCGGCTGCGGTTTTGGAACCCTCGATCTGCGGCACGAACACCTTGCGGTTGAAGTCGTCGAGCTTCTCGTCGAGGATGGCGACAAACACCACGTGCTTGCCCCGGGCGTGCTGCAGGTGGGTCAGCGCAGTGAGCATTTCCTGGCCCAAGAGGCCGTAGGCCCCGCGGGTGTCGGGCTTGCCGGTGCGCTCAGACATGGCCTGCGGCTGGACCTTGGCCCAGATGAGCGCCAGACGTGCCAGCACCGTGATGCTGTCGACGAAGTAGGTGTCGTACTTGGCCAACTGGGCTGGGTCGCCGTAGCGCTCGCAGACATGATCGAAGTGAGCCTGCGAGTACGGTGCTTCGGACGGAAGTGCCGGGTTAGGGCCAGCCAGGAAGACCACCAGGTCGCGGAACTCAGGCCAGGTGGCGGGGCGTACACAGTCGCCATGCCAGTCCTTGACCGCGAGATCGCCGGCTTCCAGGTCCACGAACAGCGTGCTGTCCTCGGGCAGAGTCTTGAGCTGGGTGGTCTTGCCAATGCCAGACTTGCCGAGCAGCACCAGCTTGACGCCTTGCTTTTCTGCCAAGCGCTGGGATGCGCTGATGATTGGAAGGGCCATCACACACCTCCTTCATCATGGCTTAGCTCAAACGTGGCCTTGCCAGCCTCGACCGTGCGTGCGTCGGCAAATTGCTGCTGCAAGGCCGGTGGCCAATTGGTGAAGCGGGATTCGGGCACCGCGAGCTTGACGTCGAGATAACTCTCCACGGCTTCACCAGATGCCACGATGCGCTCGGCAATGGCCTTGAGCTTTTTCTGATCCCAGGACACCTTCTTGGGCAACTCGAACTTGACATGCAGACCATCGAGGTTGAAATGGGCGGTGCCGAAGTCGCGGGCGGTGTCACGCAGGGCTTCACGCCCTTGGGTACCGAAGCGCTGGTCCAGGGCCAAATCCACTTTTGTGCGGGCACTCTTGAGCCAGGCAATGGCCTGGTCGAGATTGGTGTCGACTTCGTAGAGTTGATGAACTGGCAGCTTGGCCAGTTGGGCGACTGACATCTCGGCGATGTCGGCTGGGAAGATGGACAAATCGTTCATGACCATCTCCCTCACGCCATCACGCGTTCAGCGGTCGACTCATGCAGCGCGCTGTACTCGAAGTCCAGGATGGCTTCCAGCGGGTAGCTGACCCGCTTGGATAGCTTGAGGTAACGAGGGCCACGACCCTCGCTGCGCCAGCGCTGCAGCGTCTTGGGGCTCACACCCCAGCGCTGGGCCAGTTCGTTTTCGTTCAGGACACGCCGGTCACCGGGTGCCAGGGTATTGATCGCCGGGTAGGACGACCGGGTTTGGGGGCTTGCCATAGCTGCCATGAGACTCTCCTTTGAGGCTGTTGAGGAACAGGTGTCATTGGAGAATTCGGGTGGCGAACTTACGAGGGAGCGATTGGCGAACTCAGCGGAAACTTCCAGTTCGCCAATGAGCCTCAGAATGCAAAACGGCGAGCACTGGGCTCGCCGTCTACGGTGGAAATCGGTTATGTCCCGATGTAGAAATCTGTAATATAAATGTCCCTGCTTAATCCAGAGGGATTCTTGCAACTTGCAAGAACCCGCACCAAAAATTGGGTCTGGTCAAATTGATCCGACATCCAGACCTTCTAACGCAGATTTGTTCACGCGAAGATCCTCTATTGCGATAGGCGGCCGCTGCCTGTGAAGCATGCGATGGCAATTCGCACAAACTGGGCGCAAATCTTTAATAGGGTCGATTAGGTATTCTTCATCTGTATCTGCAATAGGCTTCAAATGATGAACCTCTATGTAGTTCTCGCCAACTGCACCGTAGACTTTCTCAAAACTGAAACCGCAAATGCAGCATGCATACCCATAGTGCTCAATACAAGCTTGGCGCGCGTGGGGGCTTCTGTCATAAGTCATTGATGTGATCGCCTTGCTTTTCCCTTCTACATAGAGCCGCATTTCATCATTAGTCAAAATTGGGAAACCGAAAATTGAGCTTTGTTGAATTTCTGAAAAAATTTCGTCAGCTATAGGATCCGGAATAGAAACTCCACCGGCTTGAGGTGACCAGTTGTATATAGGGTATCTTGCTTGCAGTTGATCGATTGAGAAAATGGGTTTTTCGCATAAAACCTTGAACATCAGATCAGTTCGAAGAGTTGACAATCCCCTGCGTGCTTTTTCCTCATCCCAGTGAGGAAGAGAATATGTTGGCGAAGAAATGTAGCCGCATCCAATAATACCTTTTGGCTGCTCACCTAACTTCATAAGAAAGAATATGTCGCCTGATACGATCTTCTTTGTGTTTCCACAACTCCAAGCAATGTCATAGTCCTCACCGTCTGAGATGCGGCAAATGGCCTCTGGTTGGTCAACCCATTTCCATAGCCTAGGATTCCATGTATAGAGATACGCACTCATTTGATTCTCAAACAAATTTATGAATTCGCCGATCTACGAGCCGGGCAATCAGCGTCCGAGGAAAGCTTCAATTCCTCCCTTTTGATGTACATATATTAGCGCCAGTTTAGAAGTGCGATGGGCCTGAGCTTCTGAATAAATCTCCCGAATGGCAACTATTGACCGATTTATTTGCAGCTTATTACAGGCACCATCAAATCATGAACCCGAACAACTTGCGCTGCTCTTGCCAGTCCCGTGGCAGCGGGTCATGCCGGCCACGCAGAGTTTGCAAATTCAGGTGCCGAGGCTGTTGACCATCAAGGATGGCCTCGATGATGTCTGGCGCCAGCGTGGTCATGCGCAGCACCTCGGCCACCCATCCAGCTTCAAGTTTCATCGCCGTGGCCAGGTCCCGGATGGTGGCGAACTTGCCTTGGTCAAGCAGCTTCTGCCAGTAAAAGGCCTTGCCCAGTGTCCGAATCATGGAGACATCTTCGCCACCGCTATTTAGTACGGATGTCTCCCCCGGCGGTGGCGTCATGACCTTTCGGTTTTGCTTGCGACGAATAGTTAGGGGAACCATCGTCACGCGTTGCTGCCCAGACACGTAGTTGCGCGCATCCTCACCAATATCGATTCGCACATTGCGCAGCCTCGGATTGTCCGGATGCATGGCTGGTTTGGCATGCGATGTCATGCAAACACCCCCTCTGCGGCGCCCCTGGTCTCTTCCACCAGCGGATGGCGGCCAACGTCTTCACCCAGTCCCAACCATCCGTCTTCACGCCACAGAATGTCCAGCCCGCGCTCGTGCAGTTGAACCCGCTCGATCAGCAGCTGCGTAATGCGCTGCTGTTCTTTGGGGAACAACTGGTCCCAAACAACGCCAATGCGCTGCATGGCCAAGACCACTTGCGCTTCCTGCAATTGGACGCCCCTTGGATACCCTTGGCACGACCGCCATGTCGCCAGCATCATCTCTGGCGCACGGAGAGCCTGGTGAATTTGCTCAAGCACCGCCGTCTCGATTTCGGCCGCAGGCAACGGACCGACATCTGTGGCACCGGGTGCAAGAGTGGCACCCGCATTGCGTCGCTTGTGTAGGTAGGGAACGTAATAGCGGTACAGCCGTCCGTTTTTCTTGCGCGTGAAACTGTGAATCATCAACTGGCCATCGGGCGCGTGCAGCAATCCAGCCAAAAGCGCCGGATGCTGCGTGACACCCTCGCGTGGCCCTTGCTTTCGCCGATCGACAAAGGCATGCACGAGATCCCAAGTGTCCTGGTCGATGATGGCCTCATGCTGACCTGGGAAGCTGGTGTCCTTGTGCTGGATTTCGCCGAGGTAGATCCGGTTGCGCAACATCTTGAAAAGGTACTGCTGATCAATCGGTCGCCCTTCTCGGAAATGTCCGCTTTGCGTCTGCCATGCCTTTGTGGTGCGCCCCTCGACGGCCAATTCACGCACCAACTCTGCAGCCGACCCATGCTCTGCGTACCGACGGAAGATGTAACGCACCAGGTCGGCTTCCGGCTCGTTGACAAGCAACTTGCGCTCAACGACGTCGTACCCGAGAGGCGGGGTGCCGCCCATCCACATGCCTTTGGCCTTGCTTGCTGCAATCTTGTCGCGGATGCGCTCGCCCGTGACCTCGCGCTCGAATTGCGCAAAGGACAGCAGGATATTGAGCGTCAGGCGGCCCATCGAGGTCGTGGTGTTGAATTGCTGGGTGACAGACACAAAGCTCACGCCGTTGCGATCAAACACATCGACCAACTTGGCAAAGTCGGTCAGGCTTCGAGTCAGCCGGTCGATTTTGTAGACGACCACAATATCGATCCGACCGGCCTCAATGTCTGCCATCAGCCGACGCAATCCTGGCCGCTCCATGTTTCCACCCGAATAGCCGCCGTCGTCATAACCGTCAGGTACGACAGTCCAGCCCTCGTGGCGCTGACTTGCAACGTAAGCCAGTCCGGCATCGCGTTGTGCCTCAAGACTGTTGTAGTCCTGGTCCAAGCCTTCGTCGGTCGACTTGCGGGTGTAGACAGCACAGCGTTTGCGTGGGGCAAGCGCAGGAGCCGTTGGCATGTTTCGCTGTGATCTCAT